CCGTCGTCGTCAAGAATTCGTCTAAAGGAACACCCCCATCAGGCATATTCATTGCCATTATTTTGTCCAAATTTTTATTTATATTCGACGCATATATATGGTCATGTGGAAGAGCATTACACTGACTAAAATTTTTTATATCTGATGCTGATAATGGTGCAGGATGACATAAGGTTATATTCTTCAACAAGAAATACTTGTGATACTGAGGAATGGTAGATAATTTTTTATGAATGGAATGGATTTGATAATATTCCTCTTTTGCATATTTATTTGTCATCAATTTGGATATTTTATGTGGAGCACGTTTTTTCTCATTTTGACATTTGAGTGCGGGTAAAAAAACGCAGCCATAACTACCCGATCCTATTACGTTGCCGCCATATATATGTGACATAAGCAATTACTTATATTATCACAATATAAAATATTATCTGGTTTCGTGATTGCATAGTTGCATGGTTTTATTGGTTAGAACTTACGAAATGCGCGGAATAAAACTTTCACTCATGGAGTCCATTTGTTGTAATTTGGACAATGTATTTTCAAACGACGTATTTTTCATGCCTTGATACAAATAGTCCATGTTTGGTTTTTCTTCGTTTTTTTTAATTTGTCGATAAAATAAATGCACGTTTTCTAAAATATTTGCCAGTTCATTTTGATGTACTGGTTGGATAATTTCTTCATTTGTATCAATCGTCGTTTCGCATAATAAAGAAATGGCGAAATATAACAAATATCTTTTCTTTTTATGACATCCAGTAGAATAGGAAAAACAAAAGAGAGACAGCAATGACGCCATAATTTTATCCACAAATTTTGAACGTATTTTGGCTTCTGTTTGAAGGACATCCCATATCAACCAAATGACATCTTTTTGATATTTAACATCAACATTCTTGACAAAGTTTCTTCTCTCACATTGGATTTTTTCTTTTTTCAATTTGCATATATTTTCAAATTCCATCATCCATTCAAACCAAAAACAGGAGAACATGATATTTTTCCCTTCCGATATATTGTATGCAAATTCGTTGATGGCAGGAAAAAGTTCCTTGGGGTCTTCTTCTAAAAAAATAGGCTCGGCATATTGATTTGTGGGTGCCTTGAATTTCTCTCGAAGAACAACCACGTCAAAATCATCTTTGGTGATTTTTATAACATCGAAACTATGGCGTTGTTTGCAATAACATAGCGCACATATAATCTCACAAAATAATATACGTATTTTTGGATTATTTCTCATTACCAATGGATTGTCAATGTAGTTATTTGCTATGATTTTAAATTGGGTCATGCGTAAATCTAAATACGGTGCCATTTTAATGTTACCAAAATGCACATGTTTGGTATAAAAGGTTGTGACAATTTCCCATATATCATCATAATGACATGCGCATACTAATTCGGCACACCAATAACAAGCCATTTCTATTTTGGATTGCACCAGTGATTTGAATAATTCTTTACGAACATCTGTTTTTTTAAATTTGGAGAAAGTAATTCCTTTAAATTCCGACAAAAGGCGAACATCTTCAATTTCGTCCATGAGTTACCTATATATGTTATATGTTGTATCTAATAAAAAATGCAAAATATAACACGGACGAATCTACTTTTTTGATTTGTTTCCTTTTTTATCGGTTTTCTTATCTACTGCGTGGAATAATTTCACGAGTTCTTCTTCTGAACAAACGGGTGCAGCAACCGGGGCAGAGCATTCTTGTAAACTTTTGGCCAATGCTTTGGCTTCTAATTTGGCCTTCATGCGTTCCTTTGTTTTGGCCATTTTCATTTTTTGTTGGAGTTTGGCTTCCATGGCAGCAGTATCTACTTTTGCTCCTCCACCCATGCCCATGCCCATTCTATTAAGCATAGAAGGTATATCTCCCATACCTGGTATGTGTTTCATTTTATCCATCATTTCTGTCACTTCATTTAATAATTCACTTTCTTTCAAATTTCCCGATTTCAATTCAGCGTCTAATTTGCTGCCTACTGTCTGCACCATACCCATCAATTGAGTGGGGTTTTTCATCAACCCTTGAAATACTTCATTCATATCCGTCGCCCCTTCTAGATGTAAATTGGCAGCCGTTTCTTCTGCAATGTCGTGTGCCAATTTGCCTAATTTTCCCCCTAACATAGACGATAAATTGGCATGTAATTGTTCATCTCTTTCTTCTGCTGGTTCGGCCTGGTCATGAAACACTTCCTGAATGTGGTTCATAGCTTCTTCCATTTTTTGCTTGAACTCTTCTTGATTGACTTGTTCGCACCATTTTGTGGTGTCGGTAAAATCCACATTGGCATCTACCAACGTAAATAAAATAAGCTGAAGATATTTCCAAATGGTTTCGCGAGTAGTTTCACTGATATTTTCTTGCCATATATTTTTGAAATGAATTTTGGGGAGAAATTCAGTATCGTCGGTTGCTGTTTCGGCAAACATTTCAGCATTTTTATACAAGATATCAAAAAATCGTGGCAACATTTTCTTTTTGCAAAAATCGTGCAAAAAAGAATATTGTGTCTCGTATTTATTTAAAATAGGTCCATATTCTGGAAAAGTAATGTGAATGTCAGATATAAAATCTTGTATCACCTTTATGAATTCTGGAATAGAAACCGGTTCCATTTATAGTGAATATAATATTATATTTATTTAATTTAAACTCTGCAAATATAATATAACCGCGGTTAAACCCTAAAACGCCGATCTGTAAAAAAAACACATACCATTTACACATATACATATATACATACCACTTTAGATTTGTTAGGTTGGTTAAGTTCATTTAGAATTTCCAACGTAATCCATTGCGAACGATATTTTGCATTAAACAACTGGAATGAAAACGGTGTTCGCACGTTGTAGTTACACAATTTTTCGCCACGTCTTCAATCGGTTCCATACAAATCGGACAAGTTAGACATTCGGCCATTATTATTTGGGGGGGGGACAATCAATGTTGAATGATATTTCTTTTCATTTTTTACCATTCCATTGCATCCTCTGCGATTTTTCGGGTCGTCGTCGTTTTAGATTGGGAATCATGAGAAGTCTGTACAGATACATGATTGTATTCACGATTGTATTCATGATTGTATTCATGAATAATGTCGTCCATTGTTTTATAAATTTTCGCGCCCACTTCACGATATTCTGGCAATATCCAGTGAGTATACTCCCCGATAAAATGATCAACCAACTCTTTGTAAGTAACGCCTTTTTCAATGAATTGTTGAACTACGTGGGACAATTCTGGAGCTAGTAACTCATTATCATAATCAATGTAACTTTCAATGTCACTGTCACTATCACTATAATCTGAAACCTCCGGAACATCTATCATTGTTGTGCGACAATACGGGCATACAAATCCATTGCGAGCGATATTTTGCATTAAACAATTCGCATGAAAGCAATGATTGCATTCTGTTGTAATACAGTTTTTCACATCTTCAATTGTTCCCATACATATTGGGCAATCTGACATTTTTGTATTGGTTGAGGGGGGCATCAATCTTACATTTAAAAGATTTCAATTTTTTCAAACGCCGATTTTTTGATTTTATGACGATTTCATGGTATTCCATTTAGTTACATGTATATTTGAAAGTGTAATGTGTTGCATATTTGGATGTTGTTTGTATATAATAAAAATAAGGATTTATAACTTAAATCATGCCAAATCATGATAACACGCCAAATGTTCTTTTTAATATTTCAAATTGTTGTGTTGCATTAGTTGGATTATCCGTTCCAAAAAATTCATTTTTTACATCCGTCAATATTATTCTCAAAACATCACTTTGTTCCGACAAAAATCCTATATTTGTATAATAACTAATTTTTCTTTGTATTTTTTTTATATTTGATGTTTTTAACATCACTAAAGGATAATCATAACAACTTGTTTCCCATTGCTTATAATAATAGCCACCCCAAAATAATTCATTAAATTTTTCAATAAATTAACTAATTGATCTATATTTTTGGGGATAAGTATTTTTCCAGATTATAATTATAAAATGACGAATTTAATTGATTTGCATAAAACATTTTTATGATATTTGTGTAAAATTCTTTATTATTAACATCCATTTGTGTTATTTCATTAGATGTTAATAATTCGTTTTTACATTTGATTCTGTAATCAAATAAATCCTTTTCTGATTGTGTTGTAAAGACAATCATATTATAACAAGCTTTACTTTTTTAAATTTTATCTCATTTTTTACGGTTGGTGTAAAATAAGTTAAATCACGAGTTTTCAAAATAAAGACATGTTAATACACATTATCTATATGTCTTCATCCGCTACCATTCAAACGGTATTTAATGACCAGTTCATGGAATTTGTCAATGATATTTATTCCATTTTTCCGTATGATGTGGATATTGTAACGGCTAAAAACGCGCTTATAGCCGTTCGTAAAGCAAATCCAAAGATAATTGCAAAAATATGGAAAACATATATTGCGAATAAATATCGCGACCAAATTGAATCAGGAGATATCACCTTTTTCATAGAGAAAGATTATACGGATGACATGTCGGATGTCCAACGTAGTGATAAAATTATGGATTCCATTAATCGACTACGAGGACCCATTAAAAATATGTCACCACAAAATCAAGAAAAAACCATGAAATATATCCAATTATTGACAAAATTGTCGGACATGGTACCTTTATAAAAAAATGAAATCTCATTTAGTAATCGTAGTATATTCGCACCCTAATATGTTGTCTGTTGAACCTGACATGTATTCGCCAAATATGGATGAATTTGGAAATTATGTGGATTATGTTCCTTCCAGTAGCCATTTTAACAATGGGTTACGGTGTCCATGTGGAACACGACGCGACTCGGTGGCACATTCAACCCCCGCTAAATTTACTCAACATATAAAAACGAAAACACATGTGAAATGGCTGGAGAGTTTGAATAATAATAAACAAAACTATATGATAGAAAATGAAAAACAAAAAGAAATTATACATCAACAGCAGCAATTGGTGATACAATTGTCTCAAGATATACAAAAACAACGGAATATAATATATGGTCTGACCCAACAGGTGACTTCATTGACGAAACAGATCCAAGATATGATGGAGATGTTAAATGAGAATCATTTGTCCAAAAAGAATGTGGACCTTATTCATTTATTAGATTAACAGATGAGTGTTTCTATTATATCAAATAATTTGTTAAATTCGAGGATGATTTCTTGTTTTTTATCATCCTCCAATGTTTTGATAAAATGGAGTTGTGTTTGATTTAATTTTCTTAGATTTCTTATGTCGTCTAATATCATAAAATAATAGTCGACTGTCAATATTTTCTCTCCTTTTTGATAATATCTTGGAATAATAATAGGCGAATTGTCCAATCCGTATTTATTAGGTGGTTTCCAATCGGTATCCACTTGTATCTTTAACTTTGGATGAAAATAGTTGATGAGGTTCGGTGATAAATTATCCGCTTGTATATTATATTCATCACTTTTTTCATCGCATTTACTGTCGTCACATTTACATTCTTCGCATGTGCATTCTTCGTCATCGTCATCATCATCGTGTTCATCATCATTATTGTTTGACATTTCAAAGGGTATTTGTGTAATATTATAAAATATAATATATTTCATTTTAGTGATTGTTAGAACATTTTTATAATGTTTTTTTCACAAACTAATACATATTACGCCCTTTATGAAATTTCGTTCTCTCATTCGTTTCTATGAAAAGTCATCCCCATTTGGTAAACTGCTTTTTTTTGTATCACTTTGGTTACTTGCAGTGATTGCACTGAAACCATTTGTGCGTGTGCAAGAGAGTATGACCACGAGGGTAACAGAAGATTTTTCCATGAAAGAAGGATATGATGTATACGATGATTTTTATGCGGACTTGTATGATTATTTGGTATTTAGCAATGTGAAAAACAATTATGAAATTGGAAAAATTATTTCCATTACAGAACCCAATGAACAAAGTGTAATTGCCGACATTGGATGTGGTTCTGGACACCATGTATCTGAATTGGCATCTAAACATTACAACGTAGTTGGCGTGGATATTTCGCCTGCAATGATTCGTCAAGCAAAGAAAAATTATCCGTCTTGTGAATATGTGGTTGGGAATGCATTGGACGATACGCTATTTGAACGTAGCGCACTTACGCATATTGTATGTCTTTATTTTACCATTTATTATTTCCCAGACAAACGGCAATTTTTCCACAACTGTATGAACTGGTTGATGCCTGGAGGATATTTGGTGTTGCACTTAGTGGATCGCGAAACGTTTGACCCCATATTACCTCCAGGTAATCCTCTATATGTGGTGTCTCCCCAAAAATATTCCAAAAAACGAATTACCAATACCAAGATTACATTTCAAGATTTTGTATATACCTCCAATTTTTCGCTGGACACGAATGCAGACTTGGCTTTTTTCGACGAGAAATTCAAATTTAAAGACGGAAAAGTGCGAAAACAACAGCAAAAATTATATATGGAAGATACGTCGGATATTATCAACATGGCATTAGAAAGTGGTTTTTTATTGCAAGAAAAAAACGACATGGTAAGTTGTGCTTATGAAAATCAGTTTTTATATATTTTAGTAAAACCTTAAACAAATCCCGCGTTATGAACAAAATATAAACATAAATATAAATATAAATATAAACATATATATTTATTCATGGAGACTATTCATTCATGGGATGATTTGCCGATTAGCGAACCATTATTAAAAGGAATATATGGATATGGGTTTGAAAGTCCCAGTCCCGTTCAAAAAATGGCCATTCCAGTATTACTTACTGGAAAAGATGTGGTGGTTCAAGCCCAATCTGGAACGGGCAAAACTGCCACCTTTGCCATATCTGCCTTGGCCAAAGTGGATGTTACTTCTGCAACCACACAAGTCTTGGTATTATCGCCGACCAAAGAATTATGTAACCAAACCGCAACCGTGTTTCAGCAATTGGGAAAAGGTATGGAGGGATTATCTGTAGTTGCCATGTATGGCGGATGTGAATATTTACGCATGACACCCCATATTATATGCGGTTGTGGAGGGCGAGTATTAGACATGTTAAATCGTCGTAAAATTCATGCACAAACGATACGTATGGTGATTTTAGATGAGGCGGATGAGATGTTATCCAA